GATGAGTCCGACGCACGTGCGCTCCGGCAGCTGATGGGAGAATAGGGTTTTTGCTCCGGGTTGGAATTGGGTAGGGGGGACGATGCTGGGGACAGTGTAAGTGTTGTTTCGAGTTTGATGAGTGTGACTGATTCCTCAGCATCGGGTGTACGTAATTATGATTGGAGTGTTAAGTATAAAAAGTTTAAGGGGGTACGCTCCGTGAAGTCATTACCGTTATTAGGCTATCATGGGGCGTGCAAGTATAGATACGATGAGCCGACGACGATACCTTCGTCGCTGTTTCAGTCTTTCTACGCCAAAGCAGAAAATTGCTCACTTTTGTGGGAGGAGTCCCCAGAGGGTATTTGGACCAAGGAGTTCAGACCACCGAGTGTCAGCGACCTTGCGATGCATTTAGAGCGCTTTGGTGGGTCACGCGATTTCAACACTAGTTTCTTCAACGCACATGTGCGTGAGACCATGTCTCGGATGTCCCTCATCGAGGGAAACGTCCCTGGCGTGCTTGTTGACTCGTGGCTCACCATTGATAATCTTCTTCGTGTCCGAGTTCCCTCGAACACTTCGGCTGGAATCCGTTGGAAAAAGAAACAACTAAGAGCAAAAGTTGACGCGCTGCCATACGCATTGGAAGAGGCTGTCAGAGACATGGTGGGGTTACAAGAAGGCCGGCCTTATAGCACTCCCCCGTGCTTCTGTGCCGCTAGGGGTAAAATAGTAGACGTGTTTAAGGGACCGGGGAAAAAGGAAGGCAGACTTGTCTTAGTTCCAGATTTGAAGCGCCATTTAATGGGCTCGCTTACTTCTGTGCCGTACTCCAAATTAGTATCGTCCTTCTCCAAGAAGGGGGGCGGTGTCCTGATCGGGATGGGAAATTATCATATGAACTACTCCCAGCTTGCAAAGGATATTACTGGCACGAGAAAGCCTGTCACATACTTGTGTGTCGACTTCTCCGGATATGATCAGACTGTGCCTGCAGAGGTTATCAGGTGGGGGCTAACTAGGATTTCATCGCGTTTTAAGACCTGCGGTGGGAGCCAAGCCTACTGGAAATCCGAGCTGAATCACTTAGTGCATACTGAAATTGCTTTTCCGACAGGTGAAGTATATATGAAGGGGCGCGGTGTTGCGAGCGGAGATCCGTGGACTTCCCAACTGGGTAGTGAAGCGAACTGGCTGATGCAGGAACTTGCTTTTAGGTTTCTTGGGTGGGATGCGCGTGCGTGGACATTTGGGGATGACGTGATTGTAGCAATTGATACCCTGCCAACTGGTGGGCCTTCTGGAGCTGACTTACTGACTCAATATGGAAATGCAATGGGCGAGTTATTTGGGTTAGAGGTAAAGGGGTCAGACTCCTATTGTACGCCACAGTTAAGCATCTCGGGCCCTGAGCCTGTTGAGGGTCAGTCCGTGAAATTCTTGTCAAACTTCTTTATGGAGTCGGCACTAATCTTCCCGGCTCCTGAGTTCTCTAAGACTCTTGAGTCCATGATGTATCCGGAATACAACCCTTTCGCGAAAGAACACACTGAATTAAAGACTTGGGAAGTGGAAGAACTGCTGAGCTTCGAG